TTTCAACATTATTAAATTTTTCATACATTTGATAGGTGATACCTTCTTCTTCAAGAAGTGCTACTATTTCTGTTTTGGTCTTAGCTCCGTCAAGATCTACACCAAAAGACTCTGCTGCTTTCTTTAATTCACCTATTTTTAAATCTGAAAATGACATTATATTCCTCTCGTTAATGTAACTCAATTATAGCAGAAAATGATTAAGGGAAGGATATTTCTATCCTTCCCCCAATCTTGCAACTAATAAATATTAGTATGTGTATGTTCCAAGACCACCAGTTACGTTTGAACCGTGTGTTACGGATCCAAATGATGTACCTGTTGAGCCTGATACCTTAATGTTCTTTACGACAACATGTGCATCGTAGTTTTCGACTGCACAACCAACACGGATAAAGAGAGTGTACTCAATTGTATCCTTCTTTGGCTGGAATAGACGATAAACTGTAACATCACGCTTGATACCAATAATGAAGTTCTGAGGGAATGTCAAGTGAAGATCACCATGTAAACCGCTTGGGCTTGCATAGTCTCCTGCACGTGTTTCATCCATCAATGGAACGTTGATTACTGGAATACCAAATGCGAATGGTGTTACAGTACCTGGACCACCATCGTTAGCTGCAACATCTCCACGGATAACGCCAGAAGCGATATCGAATGGGTTTACTGAGCCTGCGTTAGCAGTTAGGTTGTATAAGTAGTCCTGTACCAAGTTTGATCCTGAGAAGAATCGGAGTTGGTTACGGCGCTGCTTGTACTTACGTGGCATAGTCTTGATTGCAAGGTTAAATACTGCCTTGTCAAGTCCTAGTCCGTTAGCGTCTACGACGTGTGCGTTGTCAATTGCGAGTTGACGGAATCCCTTGAACGCTGAAAGCAAACCTGTACTGGTTCCTGTACCGTTGATGAGAACATCCTCGATATCGTTACCAGCCTGGGTAGCCATAAGACGTGCAATGTGGTCTTCTAGATCTGGACCCTCAATATTGTCTTCAAGAGACTCTGATGAGAGTTCCCAGTCAAGACGAAGCTTGCGTGTTGTCAAAGAAACCTTTGAGAAAGTTGCAGCTGCGTTTGAGAACTTTGCTGAATCAGATGTTGCATTTACATAATCACGTGGATTATCTTCTGATGCTACTGTCATAATTCTCTGACCGACTGAGACACGATCAATTTCAGTTGTGTTTGAGCGCATACGAATTGTACGTGCTGACTTTGCTAAAATTGTTGCATCCCACATGTAATCTAGGAAACGGTTAGCCTGATCTGGATAGAGGAGACCAACACCGCTGAGGTTAGATGAATCGCCAGAAGCGTTCACTGCACCATTAGCGCCGAGATTAGTTGTATCAATTACTTTTTGTAATAGTTCATTACTCATTTTTTATTTCACCACCTTATTTTTTTTAGATTATTTAGTTAAGCTATTAACACCGAGGAAGTGTCCTTGCCATATACTTTTTTCGATTTTTTCTTGCTCCAATGCTCCGTTAAGATCACTGGACTTCTTGACAGCTGTTGCGGACTCAAATCCACTTAGCTTATTATCAACATATGTGATCTTGCCGTACATATCGGTGATCGACTTGTTGATTTCTTCTTGCTTTGCGTTTATCTCGCCAATAGCCTTAGCCATTTCTGCTCTGGTTTCCTCTACCATACGATAAACATCTTGCACTGTTGCTGCATGAGTTGCATAATTCTTTTCAATAGAATCATTAAAGAAGGCCTTAAGGTCAGTTACCATCTTTGTGAAATCAAGTGTATCCTCAACCTCTGAAATAGCAACAGCCTTTTCGATTGCCTCTCCTGCATCAACTGCTGGTGCTTCTGTAACTTCCGCTACTTCTTCAACAGCTGGAGCTTCAACTTCAGTAACCTCTGGAGCTACTTCTGCGTTTGTTTCTTCTGTCATTTCATTACCCCCTTCATTCTTCTTTATTGTCACTCTATCGAGATCGATAGGTGAAACTTGTTTTGCTTTATTTTGATCTGGATAAAGATTAATTGCTGTTGAGCTATTAACTACATTATCTGATTCGTGAGTAGTTGCTTCATGAGTTGGACCTGGAGCGTCATCTTTCTTAAAGTAAGAATCAATTACTTTTTCAATTGCTTCAAACTTTTCTGAATCTGCTTGTTCAACCCAACCAACATTTGTCATTGCATCTCCACAAACTGAACAATCTTTTGTAACAGCTGTTGTTGTTGAAGCAACTTCATCTTCCTTGCACCAGAATACATTTTCCAATGTCATACCCTTTGCCATCTTTTGAATAGAAAAGAAATTAGCAAGAGGGTTTGCTGGTGAATCTACTAAACTTAATTCGTGTAAATCGTAGTTATGAATAACTCTACGCTCATCAGATCCGTCGTCTGATTTTTCCATTTTTGCATCTACAATATTTCCGCCAATTGAAAAACCAGAATATGTTCCATCAAGAACTTTTTCCCAAGCATCTTGTGCACCCTTTGAAATATATGCAGTTACGTAGACACCGTTGTATTTTTGTCCAGTACTCTTATCAAAAAAAGAATCTTCCTTAAAATCAATCATTTTACCTACAGCAGATGGACCGTGCATTTCACGAATATTGCCTCTAAAGTTTTCAAAAGCTTTTTTACTTGCTTCAGCTGTAACAATATCTCCATGACGATCTACATTGTCTAATGATGCAAAACCAGAAACGGTTCTCTTCTCTTTATTAACCTTCGCAATTGGGAAGGAAAGAGCCATTGATGATTCACTGTTTTGCCAATACGTTTTCTGTAGTTCCATATGTATTCTAAATAATAGCAGTGTTTATAATTAACGCATAATTTACAGCGGTTATTATCCTACTTTTCTGCCTTCTCCTTTTGGATTTCTACCGCCACCAGATTTGTCTGGAGCATTAAGATTTCTTTGAGTATCTCTTTCTCTTGCCCCATCCATTCTTGCGTCAGCAGCTTGTTGTGGTTTTAATTCTAGCGGTTCGTCTCCGCCTTCAATTGGGGCTAAGCCCTTTCTTGAGCGAACTTCATTTGGAAGGATGACCTTATCCTTAAGATAAGTATCATCAATTCTAGCCATTGTCTCTTCATCTGTAAGTGACAATTCCTCAAATCTGAGCATAAATGCATCAGTAAACTCAGCCAAAATCTTATTAAGTTTGTATTCAAGTTCTTCCTGCATTGGACGACATACTTGCTCTTTAAATGTTTTATCTGCATCTTTAGCATTTGCCAATGAAACACCTGCTGGCATACCAATCTTTGAGATAGGGACTCTATGAGCAATAAGAATACGATCTCTATTTTCAATAGCATAGTTATTAAATGAAGAATCTTGTATTCCCGCCTCTACAGGTTCCATATTGAACTCTACACGACTATTTTCTCCGTCTGATGGCAAGGGAATATATAATGTTCTATGATTACGACCCTTTAATCCTGTCTGGAAAAATTCAAGTAGTTTACGCTCAGAATCAGCATTAAGCTTTGCGCCTTTTACTGTAATAATATAACGTGGTACTGCTTTGTTTTCAAAGTAATCTAAATTAAAGCGCTGTGCAAACTCATCTCCAGCAACTGCATTCTTTGCAGAAAGAATATCTGGAACTCCGTAGTATGTATTTGATGGAGTAAACTTTTTAAAATGAATTACTTCGTTTGGCTGTGGATCAGTTCCAATTTGATCTGGAGTTTCTGTATCTCCAAAGTTTCTAAAGAATGTGTAGCGGTTATAAACAACCTGCACAAAGCCATCACGGTGGCGACGAATACGCATTGTGGTTGTAGGAATATGTCCTAAATAACCAATCTTGCCTGTAGCTGTACGACCAACTTCAAGATAAGCATTTCCTGTTGCCTCTAGATCTGTATAAACCTTTTTCATTGTTTCTGAAAAAGAATCATCTGAATTTAATGATTCAATAAAATCACGAAGCTCAACTTTTGCTGCTTCAATTTTTGTACGCAACTTATCAAGCTTTTTTGGATCATCAATAACGTCTTGAACTTTTTGTGTTACCTTAAATGTTTCTTCAAACTTATATCCTAAACCAATTACGTTTGCAACCTTAGCATTAACTGCTGAGTGATGATACGGAGATACATCGTAAAGCTGTGATAAATAAAGCATGTTAAATGGAGGCTGAACAATTTGAAATAATGAATATCCAGTTAGGTCTAGCGGATCAAGCTTCTTTGATTTTGCATCATCTACGCCAGTAAAAGACTTTTCAAGTCTATTTGCTTGACGACGGATATTTGGATTAAGACCGTCCATCTTTTTAATATCGTCCCAGGACTTAGCAAATGGGTCATCAAATGATTCAACAGTAGAACCACCCATACCAAAATCTATATTTGATCTTACTTGAACTTCATTGTCTTCATTATCATCATTCATTACAGTTACGTTGTGTTCCATTATCCTAGTTTCATCTCCCGCATTTCTTTAACATATTCCATCATGGCTGGCATGTCTTGTGTGTCTGGAATAAGGCCCATATTAGATCTTGTTTTTTGTTCTTCAAGCTCTTCATCTGTTACTGGTCTATGACCAGCAAAAAATATTGGTGTTCCTTCGCTAAGCCCGTAGTGTTTAGCTGCTTCTTTTAACTTTTTAATTTGTCTAATGTCACCCTTAAGTGATTGGATACAAAGATACCCGCCTTCATCATCCATAACTAGTGATTCGTCTGGCATTTGCCACATATATAATCCCCAGTTAACTTCGTCTACGGGGGTAATCTTCATTTTTCCCATATTGTTATAATACCATTTTGTTTAGTTAAAGCGTAATAAATGTACATTTGACTGCCATTTTAATATACATGCGGACGAGCAATTACCGATTTACCACCATTTACTGAAGTTGTTAAACTTTGTAATTCCACAATTGATCCAATTGAGGTTCCATCGTTTACAGAGCTTGTTAAAGATGTTAAATAAGTTAAGTATCTATTTGCTATTTCTGCTGCAGATTCTTCTGTAGAATATATCACTATATACCCATAAGAAGCGTCCAAAGGGGTCTTAGAGCCATTATTAGCTCCATTTATATATATAGTACCAGAACGTGCTGTTGAATAGGTTATAAAGCAGTGATAGGCTTGATCTGTCATTATGTCATGGTTTGAAGATGTTACATCAATTCCATTAATATATACCTTACCCCCAGTTGGTAGATTATTCTTTAGTTGTCCCGCCTGTAAATACAGATGTGGATTTCCAGTGCCTGAATCATACAAAGCTCCATCTGTGCTATTTGTTCTAAACCAGAACTCTACAGATTTATATTGGGTTCCATTATTGCTTAATATTTTTGCAACTCCTGGCGGTGTTGAAGAAGTTTGAGATACAAATGTAACGCCTAAGTTTCTTGATCTTGAAATAATATTTACTTCATCTTTACTTAGAGTATATGTACCACTATGAGGGGTCATGTAAAAACCTCCCGCATCAGCAATTACATTAATATCTTTATACAAATAAATTGAAAGATTATCTATTCTTGGTTGGATCTCTAGAGATGTATCTGGGGAGTATATCTCAACCTTAATAAGCAAATTAGATGAATCTGCATCTGTAGCTTCTTGTAAGAAATATGGAACAACTCTATTATTTTGAACTTCATAATATGTAATTCCG